TCCCGAGTAATGTGATTGACAAATATTGGACTAGATTAATGAATGATCTGACCAATTACAAGTGGATATCGTTCTTCCCTTGCCCGTAAATCAATTGCCCGAGATGGAGTGATTCAATTCTGAAGACCTTCAGGCACTGTGTCCCTACTTACAAAGGGGACCAACCTTGGCTGGATTACGGCCTACTTTCCTTCTCAGGCACTACACCCAGTGGACGTGCCTCTCAGACAACCCTAGGCAATTGTCTGAACTCTACCTTCCTTGCCCAGTTCTATATTCATAAAGCTTTAAAGATATTAGATCCATGGAACAAAAGGCACAAGGACACATATAAACTATCTGTTTGCGGCGATGACGTAATCATTCAGTTTAAAGAGGAGATAGACGCCATACGTGTGCGTGACTATATCGAAGAAATCAACTGTCCGAAAGGAGTTCCGACAGTTAGAGGACTCGGCTAGACGATTAAATGCGAACTAACGACAATTGATAAAATGTCTTTCTGTTCAAAATATATGACTCTTGTAGGCACTTAAGCCTTTATGGTCCCAAACTTGAGAAAAGTCATCTTTGCTAAAACTGTTTACAGTGGACGTGAGAGACAATTCCATGCTACACCTTCTGCACACGTAGATTTGATCCGCAGGTAATATGCGGGATATTCTCGGATTATAGACTGTTATCTGACAGTTCTATTCGAGCGCATGGGCGGTGTAGAGGCCGCGCCAGGATCTCAGATGGCTCGGGATTTCGCTAAAAGAAATTATGGCGATTCTCCTGAATACGGATGCGAAGCTTTTTCGAATTAAATTGCTGGTATCTGCCTGACTGATGTCTTGCATGCACTCTGCGGGGATTTCAGGCCGTCGTGCCATGCTTTTGGATATAATAAACAAAATGCAACCCCAAAAATCTCAGAACAACAAGAAGTCCGTGCCAAAAGCATCAGCTCAAGCTGCCAAAACAGTGAAAGCCAAAGCCAAAGCACCAGCACTTCGAGCTATGCCAAAAGTGAACACCGAGACAGCTAAGAAAGTCTTGGAGGCAATGACACTTATTGGTAACACTCCAAGCCACCCGAAGAAAGAGTTCAAGGACCACAATGCTGTCCAAAAACCTCAGTACTCGGCGGGTAACTACAACCAACCATCCGATGGAAAGCAGGTTCTCTCTGCTTGGGATCGAATGGTTGTGGCCAAAAATTACCCGGGGCAATTCGATGCACCTTATGT